CCAAACTTATTAAGCTAGTTGACCGGGTTGTCTTTTGCTTTGATGGCGACGCTGCGGGTCGCCGAGCTGCTTGGAAGGCGCTCAACACAGCATTGCCGCTTGCCATCGAAGCCAAGCTAAAGGAGAAGAACAAGTGGTAGATATCGTAATAGGACTACGACTCAAGCTAAAGGAGAAGAATCATGGCTGAAAACAAGAATGCAAAGACACCAGCAGATGATGGACAGCCTTTGTTTTCAGCACCACCAAAGAAGCAATGGGTTTCACTGACGGATGAAGAGATTCAGGACTTAAGTTATATGTATCAAAAAATTGATGCCAGTAATTCACCGTGGTTTGATCGATGGGGATTTGCCCAAGCCATTGAAGCCAAGCTAAAGGAGAAGAACAAGTGGTAGATATCGTAACAGGACTACGACTGAAAGAACCAAGTTAAAGGAGAAAAACGCATGACGGAAGAACTTGGACCGTGGTGTAACGGCGAAGCATGGTGCCTGGAATGCCATAATGAGTGGGTTGCAATCTGGCCACTTGGTGCTGAGTCACTAGAGTGTCCAGACTGTGGCAGCACAGACACGGATAGGGTACAGGAAACCCCACACAAGAGGAAAAAAGAAGAACGGCATGTGGTATCACGAGCCTATGAAGCATGGAGAGAATCCGAATCCTATCAAGTACCTATGACACCTGCAGGTGTGGAAGCTGCTAACGCTAGGATGAGAGCATTTGTAAAAGGATTTGAAGCGGGTGTACGTGCAGCTGCTAACATGCTTGAAGCAAAGCACACAGAGGAAAAACACACAACCACCAAGTTACACAACTACTATCTGGTATCATCCAGACTAGTGAGGGAGTTGTATAAAGATGATTACGACACTGGACGTTGAGAACACAGTCACCGTACGAGATGGCAAGAAGCATTTAGATCCATTCGAAAAAGGTAATACTTTAGTCATGGTAGGTGTCAAGCACCTTGACCAAGAACCGCAAGTCTATACCTTCGATCATTCGGAAGTGCAGGTAAATGTTGATAAGTACCGACATTATGTACAGGAAGCTCTCAATAAAACTACCTTACTTGTAGGACACAACATATCTCACGATCTACTGTGGCTCTGGGAGTGTGGGTTTAAGTACACAGGTAAAGTATTCGACACAATGCTAGGTGAATACATCTTACTGCGTGGTATAACTAACCCCCTTGACTTGGGATCAGTGGCAATGAGACACAATTCCCCTGTCCAGAAACAGGATGTCATCAAAGATTATCTCAAACGTGGTATCTCAGTACGAGATATCCCCCATGCAACACTCTCAGAATATCTATGTCATGATCTAGGTGCTACTGAATGGGTCTACAAATCCATCCAGAACAAGCTACAGCAGCCTGAATATGCAGGGCTAGTGGGTACTATCGATCTCACTAACGAAGTCACTGTAGTGCTTGCTAGGATGTATCAGGCAGGGTTTAAGGTAGACATGGAAGCACTGGAACAGGTAAGACACCAGTTCATTACCGAGAAATCAGACATTGAGAAGTATTTACAAGAGCATGTGTATAAACTCATGGGTGATACACCCATCAATCTCAATAGCCCTGAGCAATTATCGTGGGTAGTTTATAGTAGGAAACCATTGGACAAGTCTAGGTGGGTATCAGCTATCACACCTTATATGTCCGATGCAGATTTCAAAGCAGCAGTGAAACAGAACTTCTCTACCCTGTATAAAACAAAAGCTATACAGTGCAGTGAGTGTTCTGGTGTAGGGTCTATCTACAAGGTTAAGAAAGATGGTTCCGCATTCAAAAGGGCTACGAAATGCAATGCATGTAATGGCTCAGGCTTTATCTATGAGCAGACGAAAGATGTCGCAGGACTTAAATTCACAGCCCCCAATTCAAAGTGGGCATCTGCCAATGGGTTTAGTACGTCAAAAGACAGCCTTGAAATACTCGAAAGGGTAGCTGTATCAAAGCAAATGCATGAGGCATCTGAGTTTTTAAGTAAGCTCAGAAGACTGTCAGCCCTGGACAGTTACCTTAGCAATTTCGTAGATGGCATTGCAGCTTTCATAAAAGGTGATGGCATGTTGCATGTGAGATTGAATCAACATATCACAGCAACAGGCAGGTTCAGTGGTTCCAATCCCAACATGCAGAACATGCCAAGAGGAAATACATTTCCTGTGAAGCGTGTATTTGTTTCACGTTGGGAAGGCGGGAAGATTATGGAAGCTGACTTTGCTCAACTAGAATTCAGGGTTGCAGCATTCTTATCTCAAGATGAAACAGCAATCAAAGAAGTCAAAGAAGGATTTGATGTTCACTCGTACACAGCAAAGGTTATTACGGAGGCAGGCCAAACAACATCTAGACAAACAGCTAAAACTCATACATTCGCACCCTTGTATGGAGCCACAGGATATGGAAGAACACCTGCAGAATCGGCGTATTACGAACACTTCATGGAAAAATATCAGGGAGTAGCTACATGGCACAAGCAACTAGCAAGGCAAGTAGTTAGCTATGGTTTCATTAAACTGCCCAGTGGTAGAGAGTTTGTATTCCCTAACACACAGCGTAAGAGAGATGGCACTGTAACAAACTTTACACAGATAAAGAATTATCCTGTACAAGCATTTGCAACTGCCGATATAGTTCCACTTGCATTAGTAGAAATACATAAACGACTTGTGCATTATGAAAGTTGTGTGGTAAATTCTGTACATGATTCCATTGTGATTGATGTACACCCCGATGAAACAGAGTATGTAGTACAAGTTATCGACGCAGTTCAAGCTAATCTTATCAATCTTATTAACAGGAGATGGTCGATAGATTTCAATGTACCACTTGCATTGGAAGCAAAGATAGGAAATAATTGGCTTGAACAAAAAGATGTTCCACAAACCACTTTAAATTAAGGAATTAAAATGAGTACAAGTTTAACACTCGTAAACAACGGTAACTTCGCTGCCATGGCAGATGCTATGGGTATGTCAGTAGACATGAAATCACCTAAGCAAGCTAGCAATCTAGCTCGTTTAAAGATTGGTCACAAGGCAGTGATGGGTGAAGAAGAGATTAAAGGCAAGATCAAGAAGGTAGAAGTCCTTGAAGCAGGTATGTATGTCCTTAATCACAATGAGACTGACTACTACCTTAAAGATCCAAGCATTCGTTTGTTCAATCAACGATTCATGTACAAGCGATTCGTTAAAGGTGAACCCAACATCTATGTGAAGACTGTGATGGACAAGGATCTTAATGCAGATCTTAGGGACAACCAGGGTGGGTTTAATTGTGGTAAGCCTTCAGGCTGGATCAAGGATTACAATGCATTGCCTACAGAAATCAAGACACTGATGAAATCAATCAAGCGTGTACGTGTACTCTTTGGTGAGATCTCAGCCAATGATGCATACACTGCAGATGGTCAGTCTGTCATGCTTGATACCTTCATCCCATTCATTTGGGAGATTGACAACAAGGATGCATTTAAATCTGCAGGTGCAGTGATTGCATTGTTTGCTAAGCAGAATCGTTTGTTACCTCAGCATTTAGTAAACCTGAGTACAGAAGCTAACCCACTTCCTAATGGTGAGCAATTCTATACACCAGTATTTAATGTTGACTTTGGTAACATGCTCTCACTTGAAGATAAAGATCAGATTACCTTTACGAACTTTAATGATTGGATTAGTAACTACAATGATTACATCATTAAGAAGTTCAATGAGGGATCAGCTAAGAGGGAGCAAGAGCGTGATGACAATCTTGTCGATGAGTTTGTAGATGTGGATGTGGCAGCATAAATGAACCACCCTGCCGAACTTAAGGTACACCAGTATCTTTCCAACATACGACATGGGGATAGTACCTTATCCCCTGAAGTGATTGAACAGATTGTGGAGGATATACGTGCTGCCTTAACTAGGCAGTTTGTTGACAAGTTAGACAATGCATTTACATTGCGTATGTCCAATGTAGGTAGAGCTTACTGTCAGCTGTGGTTTGATAAGAATGCCCCACACAAAGCTATCCCCCACAGTACTAACTTCGTCATGAACATGATGATGGGGGATATCATTGAGGCTGTGTTCAAGGGACTATTGACACAAGCAGGTGTGGCATACTCAGATGGAAGTAGAGTTACTCTTGATCTGGGTGAGTACAAGATCCATGGCACACCTGATATTGTCATTGATGGTAAAGTAGACGATGTTAAGTCTGCTTCACCATGGTCCTTTGAGAATAAGTTTAAGTCATTCCAAACCCTGGCAGACAATGATTCATTTGGGTACTTAGCACAGCTAGCTGGTTACGCTAAAGCTATGGGCATTGAAGCTGGTGGATGGTGGGTAATCAATAAAGGTACAGGACAGTTTAAATATGTACCTGCCGATGGTTTGAATGTCGATGCTTGTGCGGAGAATATCAAAGCAATCGCAGCAGAACTTGAGGAGAATGTATTTAGAAGATGCTATGAGGCAGAGGAAGAAACGTACTACAACAAACCGACAGGGAATAAAGTCCTCAATAAAGAATGTCAGTGGTGCAGTTACAGGTATGCGTGTTGGGAAGGGCTTGAGGAAAGACCATCACTTGTCTCACGAGCAGAAAATCCCCCAACAATCTCCTATGTCTTTATCAAGAAGAAAGAAAATGAAAGTAAAGACAATACATGACACCCGTAAGGCATGGGCTGTAGGCAAGAAGTACGGTTATCGCAGTGGCTTAGAAGTTAAAGTACAAGAGCATTTAAAAGAGAATGGAGTACATGCTAAGTACGAACACATTAAGATTGAATGGGAAGATCTCATGTATAGAAAATATACACCTGACTTCCTACTTCCTAATGGAGTTATTGTAGAAACTAAGGGATTGTTTACTGCACAAGATAGGCGTAAGCATTTACTTATTAAGCAGCAACACCCCATGCTTGATGTAAGATTTGTATTTGAGAGAGCAGATAGGAAGCTAAGCAAGGTATCTAAGAGCACCTATGCATCTTGGTGTGAGAAGAATGGTTTCCAGTATGCAGTTAAATATGTCCCGTTAGCATGGGCAGAAGAAGAACCTAAGAATTATTTTCCAGAGAAACTAGTTATCTTTAAGGATAAAAAACATGAATCCTAATGATGTCATTGCAGATGATGATGTAGCACTCGTACTAAGTCCTAACTTTGAGAAAGACGGTACATGGACAGGTACATTAGATCTTAATATTGCTATCATGCCCGTAGATAAAGGCACAGAAGAATCGATAGGTGCTATTGAAGAACTTACGAACATGCTTATCACATGCTTTCGTTTGATCACTGAGGATGAAGAGTTCCATCATCAAGTCATGAAGGCAATGATTCAGTACGTAGATCGTGGTGAGCTATTAGATCAAGATAAGCTTGATGAAGTTGAGCAGATGATTGGATCATCAGATAATGTGTACAAACTAAATGCATGGACTAAGACTAGGGGGAATGCATAATGGACATGGTTAATAGCCCTGCTCATTACAACATGGGGCAATATGAAACAATCGATATTATTGTGGATACACTAGGGACAGATGGTGCTATTGCCTATTGCCGTGGCAATGTATTAAAGTACACCATTCGTATGATGCACAAGAATAGACCACTGGAAGATGCTAGAAAAGCACAGTGGTATCTGAATAAGACTATTGAATTGATGGGTGCATTAAAGCATAACGATACTGTGGGGCATTGAAGTGAAGCAACTTAAACTATTCGATGAGATAGAAGAATTGGAAGATGGTACTGTCTTTGCAGATGTGAGCTTTGTAGTATCCTTCGATAAAAAAGAAATGCCTACAGCCTATACAGATATCTTGTATCTAGAAGATGAGATTAAAGATGCCATTATCAATGCCATGCATGACATAGGTGCAACAAAGACTGATGATATCATCATTAACATTGAGGGCTTAGAATGAAAGAATCATTGGTAGATTATCACGGTATACGGATTGATATCTCTCGTGATCAGCTGCTGTCTGAACAAGCTACTCAATTGCTTACTGATTACTATATGCTCCCAGGTGAGAGTAGTCCACAAGAGGCATATGCTCGTGCTGCATTAGCTTATTGCAATCATGACAGAGCATTTGCACAACGTATCTATGACTACGCATCTAAGGGTTGGTTCATGTACGCTAGCCCTGTACTTAGCAATGCCCCACGTGTAGGTGAGTACTTTAAAGCTTTACCTATCTCATGTTTCCTTACATACATAGGGGATAACCTAACTTCCCTTGTAGATCACAATGCAGAAGTTGCATGGCTATCAGTGAAGGGTGGTGGTGTAGGTGGGCATTGGTCAGATGTACGTGGGGTCAGTGACAAAGCACCGGGACCTATCCCTTTCATGAAAGTTGTAGACAGTCAAATGACTGCATATAAACAGGGCAAGACAAGGAAAGGTAGTTATGCGGCATACTTGGATATTAGCCACCCTGATATTGTTGAGTTTGTTAATTTTAAAGTGCCCACTGGCGGTGACATCAATAGAAAATGCTTCAATCTATTTAATGCAGTCAATGTCACTGACGAGTTTATGGCAGCGGTATTGAGAGATTTAGATTGGGACTTAGTTGATCCTGCCAGTAAGGAAGTACGTGCCACTATGAAGGCTAGGGACCTATGGCAACGCATTCTAGAAGCTAGGTTTCGTACAGGTAGTCCTTACATTAACTTTATTGACGAGGCTAACAGGCAACTGAACCCTAAGCAACGGGAGATGGGGCTTAAAGTACATGGCAGTAATCTATGTAACGAGATTCATTTAGCTACAAGTGAAGATCGTACTGCAGTATGTTGCCTATCTTCTGTAAACTTAGAGAAGTTTGATGAGTGGTCAGGCACTAACATGGTCTACGACTTAATTGTATTCTTAGACAATGTATTGCAGGCATTCATTGATAATGCCCCACGTGAGATCCATAAAGCTATTCGTAGTGCAGAGGCAGAGAGATCCTTAGGCTTAGGTGCTATGGGTTTCCATGGCTATCTACAAAGCAAGGGTATTCCATTTGAAGGGCTATCAGCTAAGATTGCAAACATTAGAATGTTCAAACATATTCAAGAGCAAGCAATTAAAGCTACAAAGGCTATGGCAATTACAAGAGGTGAACCTAGTGATCTCATTGGTACGGGCACTCGCAATGCACACCTTATTGCTGTTGCTCCAAATGCTAATAGTAGTATTATTTGTGGTTGCTCTGCTTCCATTGAGCCTATTAAGTCTAACGCATATGTGCATCGAACACGTGCAGGATCGCATCTGGTTAAGAACGTCTACCTACAAAAGATCCTACATACCATGGGCAAGGATACGCAGGAGGTATGGCAATCGATCATCATGAATGAAGGTTCAGTACAACACTTAGACTTTTTAGACAGGGACACTAAGGATATCTTTAAGACTGCATTTGAACTGGATCAGCAGTGGGTCATTGAACATGCTACAGATAGACAGAAGTACATATGCCAAGGGCAGTCATTGAACTTATTCTTCCCTGCAGGTAGTCCTAAGTCTTATGTCAATGCAGTACACATTAAAGCCTGGAGGTCTAAGCTTAAAGGTTTGTACTACCTACGTACAAGTGCAGGTGTACAAGCGGATAAGATCGGTTTAAAAATAGAAAGGAATGCACTGCAAGATGCTGAAGAGTGCCTTAGCTGCCATGGGTGAGAGGATGAGTAAGAGAAAAAGATTCGATAAAGAGCTATTCACAGAGAATGATTCACCTGCTAGACTAGCTGGCATACGGTACTGGAGTGCTCTGGGCTACATTGCAGCACCTAACTATGACAAGTATGGCCCTGACTTAATAGTGATCACAGAAAGTGAACGATTCTATAGTGAAGTTGAGATTAAAAGGGTATGGTCAGGAGAGACTTTTCAATACGATACCCTACAAATACCTGAAAGGAAGCAGAAGTTTGCAGGACTTGATCTTCCGTGTACTTTCATGGTATTTAACAACGAACAGACCTATGCATTTCTCTGTGAGGGTGATACACTTATTACTTCCCCCTTAGTGGAAGTTCCTAATAAGTATGTACATGCAGGTGAGATGTTCTATCAAGTGCCTATAAATAAACTTAAGCTAGTGAGGGTTCCAACTGTATGAAGATAGATGATATTATTAATCAGCTTGAGAGAGTACAAGCTAATCTGACAGCACTAGGTACATACTATTTCCATGAGCATTGTGAGTACAGTAATAAGTATTGTGCTACTGATGACATAGATACAGTGGAGTTTGGGTTGTGGGATGCAGAGTTAAGAATTAAAGAGATTATTAAACTACTGGAGGAATTAAATGGAGCGAGTGGAACGAGTACAGCGAGTACAGCGAGTAGTGGATTCAGAGATACCAGAGATTTTAATGACACGGAACCTTGGGAAACATCCAAGTGGTCTTACGATGCAGGAATGGCTATGGCCTTTCAAGACTGCGGAACAGAGAAAGCTAGTAGCAAAGTATCACAAGAAGATGGAGAGTCGACAGCGCAAGAAGCAATTAGACGATATTGAACTTGCACCCTTTTAACTTAATAGGAAAAAACTATGACTTATGTTAAAGTAGATGATGAAACGGTAGATAAAATCATTCGTGCTGGATTAATTGAAAGCTATTTCACAACGGAAGAGATGGTTGAAAATGCTGAAATGAAGGAAGAAGCAGGTGAAGAACTTAAACCCTATCAGCAAGAAGACCTTGAGTACAATAGAAAATACCTTAAGGCACTCAAAAGAGTTATCGAACACTTTAGCATCGCAGGAAACTTTGACATCGAGATTGAAAGACTTGACTACCTTGAAAGAAGTTTTGACCCACCAACATATCTCGAAAGCTCAGACGATGAGGAAGAGTGACACACATACAGGGCCAGATAGGTTTGACTTAGAGCAAGCTATCCTGACTGTGTGGGGTCTAGATGATGATTTAGATGCCCTCTATGGCTACCTATATGAAACGGATGCAGATGCAGACACGGTAGCTAATGCCTTACTTGGAGCAAAGGTACTCCACACAGCACGATGCACTAAGCTGTGGGATATCTTTACCAAGCTTATAGAAACTAAGCAGTTTGTCAGTAGCCCTTCCGATGCGTCTAATTCTGTAACACAATTGCAAAGTACTATCTCGGAGTTAAGGGAGTATCTCTCAGAGCTAAGAGAAGACAATGCAAAACTTCTAGCTGACTTACATGAGAGCTATGAGAATTGTGAAAGTATTGTGAAGTATGAAGGTCTAGGGCCAGGACAATCACAGCAAGGTATGAGTCTTCGTGATCAACTTGCAAGTGCTATCAGACTGAGGGCTAAGGAAGTAAGTGAGGGATATTTAAAATAATTGACATAGACAAATAGCTACATATAACTTTACATCCCACCTGGGCACTTTCATAGTGCCCTTTATTTTCCCCTTTAACTTTGGAGTCTTCATGTCTGTTACATCCCCTAATAAAACGTACAAACCTTTCACTTATCCATGGGCTATGGAATATGCAGTTGAATCTGAGAAGGTTCATTGGATTGAGGCAGAGGCTAAGTTACAGGATGACGTAGCACAATGGCAGAATGGCAAGCTATCCAATCAAGAAAAGAATCATATTACCCAGATTCTTAGATTGTTTACACAAAGTGACGTAGCAGTTGGATCTAATTACCTAGATCACTATGTACACAAGTTTAAGAATAATGAAATACGTGCCATGCTTACCAGTTTCGCTGCAAGGGAGTTTATTCACCAACGTGCTTATGCCTTATTAAACGATACACTTGGACTGCCAGAGGAGGAGTACTCAGCCTTCCTAGCATACAAGCAGATGCGTGATAAGATCGATTTCATGACGCAGATAGATACCCATAGCCATGAGGGATTAGCGAAGGCTGTAGCCCGTTCTGTGATGAATGAGGGCATGTCCCTATTCAGTGCCTTTGCTATGCTTTTAAACTATCAGAGATTCGGTAAAATGAAGGGTATGTGTGAGATTGTTGAATGGTCCATACGTGATGAATCCATGCACTGTGATGGCATGGTTAAACTATTCAGGGAGTTCTGTAAGGAGCATCCAAGGATTGTCACAGATGACTTCAAGAAAGATATCTATCAAATGTTCAGAGATGGTGTAGCACTTGAGGATGCAGTCATTGACGGTGCATTTGAAATGGGACACATACAGGGCTTGACAGCAGAGGATGTAAAGAGTTATATTCGGTACATAGCGGATAGACGTTTAATTCAACTGGGACTTAAAGGTAACTTTGGAATTAAAAAGAATCCGCTTGAGTGGCTCGATTGGATTGTTTCAGGTGATACACTGAAGAACTTCTTTGAGGGCGTTGTAACCGACTACAATGCAGCAGGCATGGTAGGTGATTGGGGATGGAACTACAATGAACCAGAACGGCAACACAAACTTGCAGCATAAAGATACTACAGTTAAGAAAGATCGTGTACCTCCTTTGTCAATTCAATACGACAAAGGTAGGTATGCATTTACACGTGGGTGGATTGCTAACCCTTACGATCCTGATGAGGCTAAGGGTAAAGAGTGGCAGCGAGGATTTGATGCTGCCTATTTCGATAACTTAGATAAAGTGAAGGTTAGGTATGCCAAGCATTAAACATGATGTACAGATGACTGCTAATGATCTACGGATTATATTAGCACTCATCAAGAAAACCCCCATCGAGGATGGATTGTTTCCTTTGTTTGTAGATTTACAGGGACAGTTTAGAGAGATTAAGTTGAAAGAGCTAGGAGGGAATGAAGATACAATTCCTATGGAGTTATCTTAGTCCCTACTGTGAGAGTGCATTGTACTCTTGATACAGTTCCATGGCACGTGAATAGTCCCCAGTTATCTCTGGGGATTTTTCATTGTACTGTCTTTCAACAAAAGCATTAAGACCTGCCCTATCTAACTTGGACAGATTCTCGTATTGCATCTTACTGTATCTATTAAAATCATCAGATGCAACTGATCCTTTTAACTCTTCCCTAGCTGCATTGATAGCAGTTGACATGTAGTTTCTAAATGCCTTACGTCTTTCAAGGTCACTCTTCTGCTGATATTCAGGGGCATCTAGCCTGGGCATTACAATGTCACGGATATAGGAACGGGATTTAATGATTAATGCCCTATCCATTTTCCTATCCCCACTTGGCTTAAAGAACTCCCAAGGCTCCATACCAATACGTAGTACTTCTTTCTCTAAAGCATTGGCTTGTGGGTTAAAGCGAGTACCTGCTAATACATCAAAGAATTGAGTAGGTCTTACAATCTGCTCAGCTTCAGGTGAAACAAAGTCAGGACGCAAATAAGGTACAGCTTCAGGTAAAGATTGTTTCCATCCTGGTATCTTATTTTGAATGCGCTTCATCATGGCATCTAGTACTAAGTCACCACCTTCACCTTCTACAACATTAGGATCTCTTGCTACTTGCTCCTCACGATCAAATGAAGATATAGCTGCAATCAGTGGGGATGCAGGTTGCAGTAGCATGTTGAAGTAATCACCGAAAGATTGCCCAACTGTCTTTAAGAACTTACGTACTTCTTTTGTATTTACAGCACCCTCATCCGATATGTCTTTAGCTGCTTGAATCATGTCAGGTAGATTGTCAAATAATGTATTTCTGATACCTGCAGATTCAAGACCTGTCAAAGCCTTTGTTAATTCTTTCCAGTTTACTTTCCAGATTTCGTCATTGTTATATTTGTACACTACATCTGACACAGCCAGGAATGCTGCAGGTACTGGTGCTAAGCTAGCCAAATCAACCGTATCACCTTCAGGTGTCTTGATTTCAGTGGGCTTTGTATCTTGACTATTAGATCTAGTGTTATACGCCCAAGCAAGTACACCTCCACCTACGACACCTTTAGAGATACGATCTAATCCATCTTGAGCAAGTGCCTCAGCCTTAGCCATATCTTTATTTTTAAATGCAGCATTGGCAGCACGAGCTAACTGTGCAGTACCTGCAATGGGTTGAGAGATGACATTGTTTCTGTATTGCCAAGCAATGGCATTAGTCACAAATCTAGGGAAAGGTATAGGGCCAGTTAATAAGATAGGGGCACTCTCAACTGTCTTAACAAACGCAGACCCAAGATTCTCTGCAAGCTGTTCTACATCTCCCCCTTTTTTATACTTTGGAGTATAGGAGAAAGTCATCTTTAATGCATCATCTGCAGCTCGTTGCAGTATCTCTTTCGGTATTGTCTTATCTGTTGCAAGTACATCAAGCATATCAATGCCCACATCCCGTAATTGCTTAGATACACTGGCATTAAACACTGCCTTCCTAAACACAGCATCCTGTGCCACATTAAGTGTATTTACAAACCTTGCAAAGCGAGTTAACTCTTCATTGCCTGACTCTTGTAGAGCACCTAAGAAAGATTCTTTAAACTTAGGGTTATATTTAAGTAGATCATCTGTAACACGTGATGACAGTCCCACATTAGTGAGATAGTGCAATGTACCGAAGGTATCTTTAACGACATTATTAAGACCCTTGCTCAAGTCTCCCTTCTCATACTTACCCGTCATGGCAGATCCTACAACCCTGCCTGTGTTGTAGAGTGTACTTTCTAACAAGTTAGATGCAGCATCCATTGTCAATGCACCAGAAGTGCCCATGACATTTCGTACGGTTGTGCCTAAGCCTGACACTACAACTGCCCTGAAGTTCTTATCAAGGCTTTTAACTGCATTGTATAATGCCCCCACCTTGGTTGCTTCTTTATTCGTCTCTAACTTAGCATCAAAGAGTTTCTTTGCATCATCATCCAATGCACCTGCTCTCTTGAACATCTTACCTAGCACAGATGCCTGTTGCATGATGATAGCTGCATCTTGAACAGTAGTTCTAGAGGCTTGTGCAAATTCTTTCAGCGTTAAGTTGGCACGATTAAGTGCAGTCTCTAGTGCTAAGTCATCTACCTTTCCACCTGATTCCCCGATGGACATAAATAGATCTTTAACAAAGTCAGATATCTTTTGATTAGGTGCAGGTCTAAGTGTAGGATCAGCTAACATAAGATACTTAGCTACATCTAGTGCTCGCTTATTTACATCTTTACGTATTTGTGATTCTGTAAGCTCAGTGGGTGCACTTAGTTTATCTAGTGTTTTCCTACCTTCAAATACATCAAACTTAGTAAGGTCATCGTCCTTAAATAAGTCATCAATGACTTTTACTTCAGCATCTTGCTTAGCCTTCTCTGACTTTGAGAGTACAACTTTCCTATCTGCAAGTGCATCCTCGTATCTCTTAAGCATTCTATCTGGGGCTACACGAGCTGCTTGTCTAATCTCAGGCACATTTAATACGGCACTGAATACCCCCATAAGAGCAGCCGTACCCTTGTCTACTTTGGGGATGTTGAGAGGTGTACCTGCTTCTATTGCCTGTCCAACTTCTACACGTAGTGAGTCACTGGAAGGTACAAACCTACGATATAGATTACCTTGTTCATCTTTAATGGATACAATATTCCCAGATGCTGAAGGTGTGATATCTGCTACTGTCCCAGGTTTCTCAGCCTTAATGTCATATAGACCTGCCTCTATCTCTCTCTGCTGTCTGCCAGCTTCCTGTATAGTACCGGATACAAACTCAGCAGAAGTGCCTGTAATAGCTGCAGGTTTATATGTGAGAGCTTTTGGTACTCTCTTTGCAGCAGTAGTGGCAGCAGTTGTTGTAGTGGCTTGCTTTATACGATTTTCAATAGCCTCTTGTAATACCTTTCTACCTAATGCTACACGACCTAGCACAACACCTTTAGCTACACCGTAACCCGTATAGGTAAGTGGATCACTTAATTGTGCAAAGACTGTCTCAGCTACAGGACGTACACCCTTTTGCCCACCTTCCTCATAAAAGTCTGGCACTCTTCTCCATATTTTAAGTGCCTCTCCAGCTTTCTGTGCATCCTCCACTGAAGCATTTGCTAAGTATGTTAGCTCTGGCCTCAGGTCTAATATGGCATTGTTCTCTACCATACGCATGTGTGTAAAGAATCTATTTACATAGTCTTTATCTGATTCACCTTTAGCTTGTTTACCTGACTCCCCGCCACGAGACTCCATGTAATCTTTAATTTTCTTAAAGTACTCACTGTCTTTGTTGTATAGTGTGTCTACAGGCAGTGGATCTTCAGGTTGTACAATAGATTTACCCAATACAGTAATGCCTTCCCTACGTCTCACTCCACTCTCAACGGGCGGAGGAGGTGCTTCACCAGATAGTGGCTTACGTGCTACACCTAATCCCTTAGGTTTAGCTTGGGCAGTTTCTGTAGGTTTTAAAGTAAACGTAGACGCTGCAGCCTTCTCAGCTTCAGTGTCCGATACTTCTAACTTTATGGGTTTATCTGCTTGCTTAGGTGAAGTTGGTATAGAAGTAGGAGGTACAGGCAAGTCAGAAATATCTATGCCTTGCTTTGGTGGTACGGGCAAGTCACTGATATCTATTGATGTAGTCATTCTTTATACCCTTGAGAGCGTAGATAGTCTCTGGCTTTAGTTACATCCCCACCAAAATGAGTATTTGCGTACTCTGTCAACTTATTACCAAGAGGCATTTGCTTTGCTTGAGTGGGTGCTTGTGTAGTTGGCTTAGGTTGAGAACGAGCACCTAAACCTGGAGCAGCAGCAGGCTTAGCAGATGCCTGTGCAGCAGCAGTAGCTTCCTCTACATTAAAGAATACTGGCTTATTGTTTTCTATCTTGGCCCCAGGTATCGTGGGAATAGCATCAAGTACCCACTTAGGATATGCACCAGTAGTAGGATCTTTATATCTGTCTACAATCAATTGAACTTGAGCATGGCCTAATGCAGTACCATACCTTGCAGCATAATCATTTGTAGGTGTAAACACTCGATCTACACCACCTTGCTGATTAGGCACATTAGTGAAATGAGCACTGCCAATCTTTGTAGCTGCCTGTGCAGCACCTGCATGGAAAGCACGACTGAGTAAAGTACTACCTGTTACTGTAGGTCCTTTATCTCCATCCTTCTCTTTCTCAGGTGCTCTGGTCATATCAAGTAAGCTCTGACCTTGCTTGACTAATGAAGCTCTCTCTTTCCCATCCTTAGACTCAGCAGCTTCATTGAATAGAGCGTAAGCCCTCTCTTCAAACTTCTGTCTCTCTGTCTTTTCTTTATCTGGCTTACCTAGATCTGCACTATTTATTTTGTTAGCAGCTATCAGCCTTTCCTTAAGTGCTACCGTGGAAGGGTGATTAGGCCCATACTCGGGGTCCATCTCAAACTCATACACTTGTGCTCTTAGTGCATCAATCCTATCTGCCATCTTGACTTGCTTATCGGACATCAATGAGCTTAGATTTACGGTAGCTGCAACCGTTGGTATCTCTGCCAACTTAGTCTTATAGATATCCTCCATGCCTACACCTGTCTGTGCAGAGGCAGACTTAAGACCCTGTTCAAATGCACGAGTACGTAATCCGAATGCACCTGTCATCTGTTCTTCACTAGGTTTAGCTGCAGCCCCAGGCTGTAACGTAGTAGCCTTCTCACGGAAGGCAGCAAGTGTAGGTATCTCTTGTCCTGGTTCAACCTTAATCAATTCAGCTGCACGAGCAGGTGTAAGTCTCTCTTTCATTTTAGTGAGACTCTCTACAATCTCAGGTGCAGTACCACTGGATAAAGCAGCTACAATCTGATTTTCATCCGTAATACCGTATGCCTTCATCTTACGTGCAAGATCATCAATCTCTTCTCCACGTTTCTCTGCACGTAACTTTGACTTCTCTCTTTCTTTTAAAAGATTATTCCAACGCATCGTAGCCTCATCACGAAGCTCTTTATCACGTTCCTCAATATCTTTCTGTGCTTGAGTAGCAAAGCCAGTTACAAATGAAGCTAGGAAGGACATAGACTTACCTCAGGGTATTATTGGATGTTATTGGGTGTAGTATTGGGAGTAGGTGCCATAGGGCTTACGGGTGCCATTAGCCCACGGTATTCAGCTGGCATACTAGCCTCTTGTGATAGCTGTTCTGAGGGCATTTCAGGTGCCATAGAGACACGTTGAACAACTTCCCTTGCTACAGACCTGGGAATCATTTGCTCCTTCTGTAGCTTCTTATAGGACTCGACATAGGGTGTGTCCGTTGAGTCAGCTACAAGCATCAGTAGCTCACGTACAACTGGATTTATAAGCACACCTATATCGAGAGAGTGAATACCATTCATGGCAGAGGAAGTAATAATAGTCTCTGCTATATTTTCAATAGATACTTTAGCTTCCATAGCAGCAAGTATCTTATCCTCTGTCTCAGGGTCTAATAGCTTATCTGTGTAATAGGCAATAGCATCTTCTACCGATGCAAGCATAGGAGGATTCTCCCACGGTACATTACGTTTAGCACCTGTAAGTGACATACCGGGAATAGGACCATCAGCAAATGCATTCTCACTCATTATCTTTATTCCCTTTGTATTCCATTCTTTTCATACGGATATCTGCAATGAAGTTAGCAATAAGATTAAAGGTATCATCTTGACCCATATCATCTTTAATCTTAGCTTTCTTAGGTGCAAGCAATCCTTTACCTTTAGGCTTAACTGCTGCATTAAGCTTTTCACTTACAAGTGATTCAATCCGCTTTGTATATTTATCCATTAAGTATCCAATCCAGCTATATTAATATCAATATTGGCAATGTCTTTAATCAATGTATTAAATGTAGCATCATCTACGCCCAGTGTTTCAGGTGTCAAACCTGCAGCATTAAAATTAATAAGATCTAAGGGTAATTCATTAGCACGTGATATGCTTGTAAATGATCTAATAATTGAACTTGCTGCATCCACAGCAGTTTGTCCTAATGTGGTCTTACCTAACAGAGTAGCAGTTAAAGTACCCATTGACTTTAATGCTTCTGCTGTACGTTGAGCCTTAGCAGCTTCTACTGCAGCTTCTTTCTGCAATGTAGCTACAGCTAAACGATTCTCACGATCTAAATCATTTTGCCCTGCTTGATAAGAATACTGCATAGTATCCCTGTATCCTTGCCACATATTATTATACTGTGCCAGGGATAATTGCATACCCATCTGAGCATTGAATTGATTAGCTTGGTTAATAGCTGCAGTATCGGCAGTAGCTATATTCCTTCTCCACTCAGCATTAGACTGATCAATCACAAGCCTTTGCTGAGCATTGAATTGCTCCATGGCATTAACTTGCTGTGTATTAAACTGTGCTATAGCATTAGTCTGCCCTGAGTTAAACTGTGCCATAGCATTCTTTTGCTGCGTATTGAATTGATTTACTTGGGCTGTCAATGAAGCAAAGAATTGATCAGTCTGCATTTGAGATGTAGCATTGAATTGTGAAGCGGCATTCTCAGCAGCTGCATCTGTAAATAGACTTTGAATTATTTGCTGTGATTTAAATAAGGCTGTCTGCTGTTCATTAGACAGATTAGCTAAATCCATTTGTAGGAAAGACTGAGCATTGACAACAGCAGCTTGTTGTCTATTGTTCAGGTTAGCCATATCCATTGAAGCTGTAGTAGCTGCATTCTGTAGCACAGCAGCTTGTTCACTATTTAAATTAGCCAGGCCAATAGTCTTCATTAACTCTGAGTTATGAAGCATGGCATTTTGCTTAGCAGTGAAGGTTAGATTATTAGCCTCTGAATATTTAGCTGCATTAATAACTGCAGTCTGCTGCTTATTATCAAGTACCTTACCTTCCATTGCAGCTTGTATCTGTGCATTGGCAAGTGCAGATTGGGTACGAGTACTTAGGTTAGCTAAATCAACTTGAGTGTTCTGTGCACTTGTCTGTAAGGCAGCTTGCTGTTGATTATTAAGATTGATATTGGCAATCTCTGCATAACGAGCTGCATTAGTGAGCATTGCCTGCTGTTGATTAGACAACTCTTGCTGTTGTACTGCAGCACGAATCTGCAAGTTAGCAAGCATGGTCTGCTGACCATTAGTAAGATTCTGGGATTGAAGTGCAAAGGCATTAGCTGCATTCTGTAATGCTGCCTGTTGCTCTGAATTAAAGTTAGCAATCTCTACGCCTTGCTGTGCAGCTGCATTAGCCAGTGCCACTTGCTGTCTGTTATTGAGATTCTGTAATCCCATCTGAGCAAAGGTATTAGCATCTTGCTGTGCTATAGGCAGTGCAGATTCCATAGCAGCCTGGAATATTGCGGTAGCTGCCATAGAACTATTACCTAAACCCCTAGATGCCATAGCTGCATTAGCTGCACGTATAGCACCTGCAGCCCAGGCAGGAGTCTTGCCATCATCAAATGACTTCATTAACTCAGTCAATTGACCTTGTACAGTAGCTTTAGCTTCTACTTTACCTTCAATGAAATCAGCTAAAGTACCTGCATCAAGTGTGAATTTATCTAACTTAGCAGCTACAATCTTTGCATCTTCAGTAAGACCTAACTCTTTCTGTGCCTCACCTTGTGCTGCATTGTCTACGCCCAGTGTAGCTGCACTGGCTATTTCAGTAGGCTGTACTTCACGAGTGACAGCTTGAATATCTTTTACTGCATTTGCTTCATTTACAACGGCTGTAGGGGCAGTGTATTGCGTCTCTGCACTTACTAGCTCATTAGTATTGACAGAGCGATCTACAACATCAATAGTGTCTTGGAATGCAACATCAAATTTAGCTGCAGTTGCAAGTGCCTTATCTGAAACAATACCTTCAGCTGCAGTAATCGTATCTGAGAAATCGCCTGTAGCTGCAGCTAGTGTATCGGTCACTTCCTTAACACCTGCAGCAGTAGTAGAGGCAGTAATCGATTCAGGTGCAGTAGCTTTAACCGACTCTGCCTGTGCAGTCGTTGATACAGTATCTACAGCTGCAGTACTAGCCTTTGCACCTTCTCTAGCTGCAATAAGTTGAGATGGATCTTGACTGATAGTAGCTGCAGTTACACCAGAAACAGGTCCCATAGTAGGTGCCCCAGTTACAGTGTCAGCAGTTACCTTAGATCCGGCAGCTTTCTTGTTTGCATACTCAGCACTATTCAGGATCTTATTACGTATTTGTGTAACACTTTCTTTTGAATCATCCCAGAACTTTAATCCACCTGCATCTGGTTCTCTGCCTAGTAACTGTCTATATATGGCAGTGATTTCTTCTGCATTAGCATCGTTAGGGTCATAACCCGTAGCTGCATTCTGTACTTTAGTTGCCCATGATTGATACTGAGGTGTAGTACCTACATTGGGGTTAGTCCAATCTACACCTAATGCAGTAGCATCTGCAATAAAACGACTAATGTCTGCATCTGTTACAGTCTTGCCTGTAGCTTGAAATCGTGCATTGATAAGTGCTTTAGCTGAATCTGGCAGTGTAGCTGCTGGTTGTGTTACAGCCGTTACGGTATCCTGTCCTGCACTTACAGTGCTCTGTCCACCACTTACAGTACTCTGTCCACCACTTACAGTGGGCTGACCAGTAGCAGGAGTTACAGTAGCAGCAGTGACGGTAGGAGCAGCAGTGACAGCAGGAGCAGGCTTAATCGTATCCTGAGCACCAGGATTCATAAGCATTGAAGTCTGATCATTAAGTGCCTGCTTATCTAACTCTTCTTCTGTTGCAAGTCTAGTATCTCCACCTGCTGCATACTTCTTCTTTTTATTCTTAGTGACAACACCACCACGTGCCATGTACTTATCTAACACAGTACCATAACGATCTGCCATAGAGGGATCGGATCTAAGAAACTCATCAAACATATGCATAGGACCATCATAGCCTAGCTTACGTGCGACAATCTCTTTTTGTTTAGATGTAAATTCTTTACTTGGCATGTCTATGTTATCCTAGCAACAAAGCTTCCGCTTCTCGTCTTAATGTTAGACCCCTGAGTACTCTACCTCGTGCCTTATCCCACTTCTTGCACTCTACTTGTGCACCTACCCAATCCTTGGCATCAATACGCTTTTTAAAGGTTGAGATACGGTAGTTACCTAATCCACAGTTATATACCCAAGACAGTACCCCTGCAATGCGTCTAGGAAGCTCTGTATTCAACGCAGGAGACATCTTTAATAGGGGAACTAGGAACTCAATTAAATGCTCGTCTAAGGCTGTTTCTGCTTGTTCTAGAGTCCATACAGTGCCAGGGCCTATGTCTTTACCTGTAGCACCGTATCCTATAGTCCAAGGTCTACCCAGTTCGACTAACTCTTCGTATGGTATGTCTTTATAGGGGTACTTATATTGTCTACTCGTTACAAGTGGTGAAGCTGGATCAGGATAAGCCTCTAGCATTCCGTCAGGTATCTTCTTTGCACAACCCTCAAACGGTTTAACTAGCATGTCTTTGGCTAATTTAATAGCCTCTTCATGAATCACTGTCTCATCCTATTTTCATCCAAGAACTTAATCTCATCCACTAACGCATCAGCATCCGTTTTAAAGTTATTAAAATCACTTTTACTGATAGTCTTATTAAGCTCTTCTAGCATATCCTGTGCTTGTTTACTGTGCTCAGAACGTGCTGCATACAACCAACGAAAGGCATTCTTCTTATCATTAATCTTCATATAGTAAGTACCTAAGTTTAACATGGCAGGTACTTTACGTTTCATGGCATAATCTTTTAGATCACTAATGATGTTTTCAATTTCAGTGTCACTACTATTGGGGTTATTGAATATCATCATAGCTAAACGATAATTAGCTTCTTCATTAACACGTGCAGCACCACGAAGAAACTGCAAAGCTAAACTAGGACTATCTTTCTCAATAAGGTCAGCTATGTTGATAGCTGTTTCACTATTTACCTTAGTGCAAAACTCTTTAAATACAGCATACACATAGGGCTTGAGATCAGAAGGTATAATGTTTTTCTGCAGCATGTTAATTAGTTCATCAACAGCTTTATTGTCTTGCTTACTTATACGCCACATTAGTACACGGGTAGCTGGACCATACTTATTATCATGCTTTAAATTAAGAGCATCTTGCACACTACGATTACGTGCAGCTTGATCATTCACAACTGCAGCTATTAGATCTTTGTGACTCTTACTAGATACTTCTTGCTTTGGTTTAGGACTCTTATTTAAGTGGGGATTTGGTTCACTACCCTCAATGACAACACTAAATATCTCTATAGGATTTACATTCTTAAATTCTTGTATGCCACGACTTATAAATTGATAATCTTTAATTTTACCAGATACAAGTTTATATACAGTATCTGTCATAGTGACACCACCATAGTCAGCTAATGACTCTGTTCTAGCTGCTAGGTTAACTGCCTCACCCATAAGGTTAGTGCCATATATCCACACTTCTCCCATATGAATCCCAACCCTCCACCGTAAACCATTATTGAGATTACGCATGGCTGCTTGCATTTCAACACCAAATCTTACTGCATCAACGGCACTTGCAAACTCAATCAAGACTGAATCACCACCTGTGTTGAATAGTCTGCCCCTGCTTGCAACAATTAAAGGATCAATAATGCTTCTACATACATCTAATTTATTTAATGTCAGTGATTCATTTGCTTGCATCTGTGCACTATAGCCAATGACATCCGAACATACAATGGTGGCAAGCTTAGTGTCCATTAATTACTTGTTATATTTTTCTATACTTCTTCCAACAAACCAAAATGAAATACACATTGTAAATATACCAAAGTCATCTGCATCCCAAGATTGTTGAATAACTTCATGCCAAGGAGCATTAGTCAAGAATGCCATATACAGTGCAGCTACTTTAACTGCTGCATACATGAAGAACAATGCCCATGTAATCCCAGGCCTAACTAAGGCAGATATGGCAGATACAAACCAGCCTGCATTCTTAGCTGTTTCAGACTGCTCTTTAAATGCTTCCTTGATGGTATCTAACTGGGCTACTGAATGATCTACATATTTCTCTTCCATCCTAAACTGACCCCTCATTTTCTCAAGGTCAGTCTGCAACTGGAACATATTTAATTCATGAGATCTTTCATTTTTCTTATCAAGAAACTTGAGTACTTCTGGTGCAAGTCTAAATAACCCACCAAAGACACTGCCTAATAGCCCACCACTGAGGAGTTCAAACATACTAAATTATTCCTCTTTATCTTTCTGTATATCTTTTCTATGAATAATAGTTTGTACTGTATCTGTTTCCCATATGCGAATGGCAGTCCATATAATCGTTAATATAGCTGCCATTGCAGGGAGTAACTCAGCTAAAGTGCCAACGACTGTGATAATCGATACGGCATCACCTAATTGTTTTACCTGCTCATCAGCTTGCAATGCCATACTATTTACCTTTTGTTAAATCATTAACATGTTTCCACAATTCCGTGATTTGTTTATCATAGCCCTTCTCTAGATAATCGACACGGACTTTAATAGTGACTGCATAGGCAGCTATAGCGACAACTGCTGCACCTAAGTACCACAGTTTTCCTAGTGTCTCTATAGCTTCCATTTACGCAACCTTTCATGTAAGTGAATCAGCTAAGGAATCGGCATTGAGTGAGTCAGCAGCAAATGTAAGTTCGATTGTTTCAATCACTTCATCCACGCTGGTTGTTGCATACTTACCCTCAACCCATGTCTTGTCAGAGTGGTTCCAGTTCCATTGGTAACCTGCCCTGTCTGCTGGCTTTGGTGAGCGTACAACCCATTCATGTGACCACCAAACAACTTCCATACCTTCAGGGCAATCCGGTGCATCAGGCACTTCAATCCAGCCCTCTGTGCCGTCTGTTTGAGGCTTGGGAATACTTCCGTTTTTACTGTAGAGCATGTGTTACCTCGTCACTGAACTGGGAATGGTGCGGTTGGAGTCGTTACCGGACGTGCGTAACCTTTGGTAATTCTTAAATCATCAATATATCCATTTAATGTGGACGAACCCAATACCACTCCATCAGATCCAATAGCGGGTCTTTGAGACTGTTGTATGTAATTATTTCCATCTGTGTAATTAGAGCCTGTTTGCGAACCATCAATATACATTTTTGTAGTGCCACTGCTTTTTATCACCGCAATGAAATACCAAACATTCGCACTTAAAGTGCCGCCACTAATCCTATCTGAACCGGCCGTGTAATATTTCAGACCACTTAAGTAGTAAATAACCGGAGCGACATTGGTGGATGAGGTTTTTCTCCCATCAAAAATAAGTTGAGTCCCCGATGTGCTGTTTAAGCGCAACCAAAACTCAATGGTGAAATCCCCTGTATTAAACCCAATTGGGTTATCCGCATTATCTGCAAGTAAATAACCCCCAGTACCATCAAAACTAATACTCCCACCACCCCACTTGCTCTGTGTTGTGCTGATCTGAGCATTCCCAACAGTCTCCA